ATAAATGACGAAAATACTTAAATACTCGTATATTTTTTTTGACTTGACGATAACTATTATAGCGATCTAGATCTATTACTATTTCGTAAAAAGCTTTCTTACTTGTATTACTAAGATTAAGGGTTAAAATGTCGTCAGATAAAGAAGTTTCATATGTATCAATTTCGATTTCTATTTCGGTTTCAATTTCGGTTGTCATTTTGAAATGTATATGGTTAGTGATTTATGTTTTTATACTTTAAAATAAAAAATTTGTTTCAATTTTTTGTTTAAATACAAATTAAATTATAATACGGTTAATGACTATATAAAAATCGGTGTTTGAAATGTAAAAAGGTGTATATATCTAACAATATTTTATATATCTAACGATACTGTATTATTAGCCGATTTCTTACGACGTCCGCTACGTTTTGGCATATTTCCCTCTGCTTGAAGTTCCTTTAAGTCACTTATACTAATTGTACTATTATCATTCGTATTATTCATATTTACAGGTGACATTTGTTGTGCCTCTTGTATATTAATTGTTTTAGTTTTTAAACCAGATAGAATATCCGTTATATCACTTGGTCCCTTCATTTCCGGACGTTGCATTTGTTGTTGCTGTCTTCTACTTGTTCTTTCTTGAAAATCTGGACGCTCAAAATTCTCTCTGAGACTTATACCATCATCTGTAAAATTACTGCGACTATAATTTAAATCTGGTCTAGTTGCGTAATTATTATTGCCTGGTCTACTTGACGGCGGTGGAATGGAGTTTGGTCCTTGTGTAGCTAATGGCGGAGGAGGCCCCATACCTTGTTGTGGTGTTTGCATTTCAGGATTCATAAGACCTGTCATAAATCCAGAAAATCCAGGACTTGTTTGCGCCATTGAATTTACTGCTGCATTTTGAAAAGAGCGCATTAAGTCAGGATTTTGGCGTAATATATCATCCATTCCTGGCATAGCTGATTTAAACATAGTGTTTGTCATATGGACCATCATAGCGCTTCCACCAAGTTGAAACAAAAGTTTTAATTCAGGAGCCATAGATGCTTTAGTCTTATATTTTTCATGCAACTCTGAAAAAATCTCATCATAATCATTTAGATTTTCATTTATTTGGTCGCTCCATCCGTCTAGTTTAATATCAAATGGGTCAAATTTGTTATTTAAAAATTCAATTCCATTAATAACAGCCATTAACATATTTCCCTGAAATTTAACAGAGTTTTGTTTAGACTTCTCCTCCATAATTGTTTCATATTCTCCTATCATTTCTTGAAGTGATGAGTCCATCGTATATTTTTTCGATAACTCTACACCTTTCTTTTCAAGAGTCTCCAATTTTCTTAAATATTTAAATTTCTCTCTTAACATATCTTCTTTATTTAATCTTGGTTCCATTGGAACAGATTTATCTGGATTAATAGGTATATTATTAAATTTCGTAAAACCATCCCACGTTTTAGATTCATTTTCTGTTTGGGCGGTTGATTCGCCGATTGAGTTATCGTTAAATCTTACAGATTGCTTTTCTTCGTAAACAGAACTGGGTTTATTAAATAGGTCTGATTTTGGATTAAAAGAATTAAAAGAGGTTGTTGGTATGTCTTCAACTAAATTATTCAAATCATTTTCTAAATCATTCAAATCATCTAAATTAATATCACTACTACTACCTTTTTTGTTTTCTTTAACTTTATCATTCATTAAAAGTTCTATGCCTCCTCCAAAATTTGTCTTAGATGTATTTTCCCAACTATTACTAAAATTGTTATCATTCAGGTCAAGCTCAGTAATTTCAATTATATCAGACATTATTAATGATTAATTAGAACATTTAATTTTAAGTATTACGAATTAAAATATATATTATTAAATAATTTATTAAATAATATATTCATACAATTTATTTTTTATTCATCAATCTCTGTAAATTTTAGATAAATATATCCGTTTTCATTATCTGAATAAAGTTTTCTACATTGAATTTCAATAATTTGACAATCATCTACATATAACTTGTCATTTAAAGCGTCTAAAACAAATTTTACCATATTATCTAAATCTTTATTATTAACGTTATATTTTGGTGAAGCTTCTTTTAAAATATTGATATTTTTTCCTGTTTTGTAATGTGATTTTGGTCTTTTACAAAAAAAAAATAAAATACATTTTATTGGCTTTTCCATTTTTTTTTCAGGTAAATTATTAATTAATTTTACAAAATCTTCTTTTTCTTTTTTTGATGGATCATATGTTCCGCCAAACTTTCTATGTCTATGGCGCTTTAAACTAACTGGTTCAAAATGTATAGTATCCTCAAATATCATTGTTATATCGTTATGTTGTTATGTAATATATTTTTATATTGTATTATTATTATATTGTTACAAATATATCGTTATTATTTTTGAATTCTATAGTTTGCTGGGTTGATTGATGGTGCTATTAGTCTAGAATTTAACTGTTCTCTACTTATGTAAGGATTTTTTAGGTCGCTGTTACAATAACCAAAACCTGGCATACTTGTGTCAAAAGTTGATTTAAATATATGAGGAACATTACTTGACGGAGTATTACCAGTTTGCACGTGTTGGTCTAAACCTAAATCGTAGCAAGCCTCTGAATTATTATACTGCATAATTTTCAAAGCGTTTTGCTGTAAATATTGACGGTAATTCCAGTTAGTTTTAATGCCTTCTTGGTTTTGAATTCTTTCATTTACTAAAGCATCAGGTTGCCAAGAAGAATAATTTCTTCCGTCATTCATAATCGGCGGAAAATTGAAATGAATATTATTTGAACCTGAATAACAAGTGCCCCAACTCATATTATATATTATATAATTATAATAATATAATTTTATTTTATAGTTATATTTTTTATTTTTATCGTGACAAGTATTGAAAAAAAAAGTCTATTCAGCACCTAACAATTTAAGTATTTCGTTTTTCTTAAGTTTTGAGGCGTCGTTAGTTAATCCTTTTTCTGCGACAATATTTCTCAGTTTATTAATAGAAAGTTTTTTGTAATCTAAATTGTCACCATTCTCTTCTAAATTTATATGAATTGTTTTTAATTCTGTATTGGTTTCGTGTAATTTATTTTCTTCAATTTGAAATATATTTATATTTTGTTTTGCTTGTTCTTCTTTAAATAGTTCTTTTTCTTCAGTTTGTTCGTTTATTACGTTATCAACAAGAAATGACGACAACATCATATTATTATTATTTGTCTCTACTAAATCTACTAAATCTTCTAAAATCTCCTGTTTATCTTCGTAATTTTCAGCATATAACTCTGTTATATCTTCATCAAACTTTAATATTTTTATATCACTATCCTTAGAGAAATTTATTTTTACATCTAGAGAATTCTGGCTTATTATCGAAGTTGTATCACCAATTAATGTATTATTAACAGAAACATTATCACCATTATATTCGTCTTCATATTCTTCATCGTCTTCATCTTGTTCGTCTTCATCTTGTTCGTCTTCATCTTGTTCGTCTTCATCTTGTTCTTCATATTCACCATCTTTTTCTTCATAGTCATCTTCGTCACCTTCATCTTCGTCACCTTCTTCATCTTCGCCATCTTGTTCTTCATCGTCACCTTCTTCATCTTCGTGATCGTCACCTTCTTCATCTTCGCCTTCGTCATCTGAAACATTAATTAAATTATTATTTTCATTAATATTAAAAGAATTTTCTAAATTATTTAAAGGATAAAATAGAGGAATGCTCGCACCTCCTGTTGTTTGCTGTTGTTTTAATCCATTATTAATAATATTAAATTCTTCAGCTAAAGAAGATACTAAACTTAACATAGATGATATTTTATGATTTTGTTCTCTCATCTTTCCTTCAAAATAAACTACTAATAACGCGGTTACAAGTAATAAAGTCGCTAAAAATATAAAAAATGTTGAATTAAATAAATCAAAAAATGAAGCCATTATATTACAAAAAGATTATATAAATAAATCAAATAACTAACGAATATAAAATATAAATATTTGTTGTACTACTATATTTTATTTTTTGTACTATATATTATTTCTTTTGGATAATTCATTTCTGTTAATATATCTATTCCACCCTTAACGTGAGATATACCGTTTTTCAACAAGTAAAAGTATTTTATGCGATTATCTTTTTTTTCAGAAACCATATAACGGTTTATTATATTAGTATTTTTTTTTAGATTTTTACATACTTTAATAAAGTGTGTTGTTAATAGACAAGATACGTTTTTACGTTTTGATAAATATTTCATAAACGCAGTAGCACTCAATTCCGCCTCTTCAGGATTTGTTCCTGAATATAATTCATCAAACACACAAAAATGTGTATCTTCATCATAACTACTATTATTAATGCTATCTATAATTTCTTTACAACGTCGTGCTTCTGCTTGAAATAAACTATCTCGTCCTGAAGTATCAGGAATATTTAAATAACAATGTATATGTGTATATGGTTTTAATTTGGCAGAATCATAAAATCCACACCCAAATTGCTGTGTAAGTATTATATTTATAAGCGTTGATTTTAGAACTGTAGTTTTTCCTGAAGCATTTGGACCTGTTATTATTATATTTTTTTTTAATTTTATTGTGTTTTTTATTGGATTATTATTTTTTAGACAAGCATAATAACTCTTTGAAATCTCATTCTTTTTGTTTTCTTTTATAAAAGACGCAAAATTTATTTTTCTCTCTATAATATTATTTTGTAACCCTTCTATACAATCAATATAACCATTAAACCCAAACGAAAACATTATAGCTTCTTCATATTCTTTATCAGTATGTAATTCATAAAAGTATTTTAATACATTTCCTATTTCAGCTAATTTTTTTATATTACATAAGTTGTAATCTGTAATTTTTTCAAGTTTCACATGTATGCTTTCTAGCAAATTCATTTTAATTATAAGATTGTTATTAAAATCTGTATGCGTTAATAAATTTTTTGAATAACTCATATAATTGCGCATTGAAGATAAAGTGTGATTTATATATATATTGATTTCCTTAAAATAGTTATGTATATTTTTCATATTTGAGTGAAATCTAACACAAACCATAATATTTTGGTAAATTGAATATAAGTATAATGCTGCTGATACTATTATGTAAATTCTCTCTTGAAAAGATATATCAAAAAAATGTATTGTGAATAATTTACCTATAGCATTTTGTTGAGCTACCATTTTAAGAATTACCATATATTGCGAAAATGACAAGTCTAGTCCTTTTAATTTAATAATTAAAAAAGGTATTAACATTATAATTATTGGAACAAAAAGAGAGATAATTGGAGAAAACAGATTATACAAACTCGCAAACTGTAAAAATAATATAGAATTATTCAAAAAATCTAATTTTTCCCAATCGACGTAACAATACTTTTCTTTAAATCCATTTTCTATTTTTATTTCATTCCATATATCAAGTATATTTTTATAATTTGACGAATATTTTGTATATTTATTATCTAACCTTTTATATTCTTTTAGCAAATGTTGATTTTCTTTTAAAAAATTTACGTCAGTTGTATAGTAATTTGCTGTTTGTGTAATAATTTTTTTTGAAATATCGTTATCATTTTCAAAATAATAAGTATAAATTGGATTACAAGACTGGTCCATTGTTTCAACTAGTTCTAAATCATTAATAATATTTTTATTGAGCTCAACTTTATCTTTATTATAAAATATAGGCAATTTAAAATAGTTATCAACATCTAGTACATCTTTTTTATCTTTTTTTACATTTAGTTCTTTTTCTTTTTTTTCGTTAGTATTCATTATATAAAAATAAGAAATATAATGAATATTTTATACGCATAAAAAAAATAATATATTTCTATACACTTTGTAAAAAAGTTAAATCCGCAGGCATTTCTTCAATATTACAAGAATAATGTTGTTCAATTTCTTTTATTTTTGTAACATCACGACGTGAAATAAAGTTTATACCTACACCTTTTCTACCCCATCTACCACTTCTACCTATTCTATGTAAATATGTATGTACGCATTTTGGTAAATCAAAATTAATGACAACACTAACCTGTTGAATATCAATGCCACGAGCTGTAACATTTGAAGAAATTAAAACGCGATATTTACCGTATTTAAAATTATGAAATGCTGCGTCTCTAACAGATTTTTCCATATTACTATGAATACAACATACAGGAAAATCATCTTCTTTCATAGCATCATATAAATCTATTACGCGTTTTACGCTGTTACAATATATTATACACTGTGAAACGGATATAAAAGAAAATAAGTCTTTTAAAGTTTGGTATTTCTGTCTGTCGTCATCGATTCCAATTACAAATTGCCTAATACCATCAAGAGTCAAGTTCTCAGGTTTTACACATATTTTAACAGGATTTCTCATAATTTTATCTATTATTTGATATGTATTATCTGGTAAAGTGGCACTAAATAATGCTACCTGTATATTATTATTAAAATGCTGAAAAATATTATAAACTTGGTCTTTAAAACAAGATGACAGCATTTCGTCTGCCTCATCAAGTATAACAATTTTAAGTTCTTTTGCGTTGATTTTTCCGCGTCGTATCATATCAAAAACACGACCAGGACACCCACAAATTATATGTGGAGTCTTTTTATCTGAAAAAACACTAATTTCATCAACAGAAGAACCGGCAAACAATGTTTGAATTCGTAACCCTGTAATCATTTGTCCTATTTCTTTAAAGATATCTGATGTTTGAGTAGTCAATTCTCTTGTGGGAGACAATACTAATATTTGTGATTTATTTTTTGATGTATCTATATTTGCTAATGAACCAATAATAAAAGTCGCAGTTTTACCTTTGCCAGACTGGGCTTGTGCTATAACATCTTTACCATCTATAATCGGTTTTATTGCCTTTTGCTGAATATGACTAGGTTTTTCAAACCCCTTAGCATAAATTCCTCTCAATAAATCATTACTTAAATTTAGTTCATCCCAAGTTGCTATTTCATATGATGGATCGTAATTTTCTGTACCATTTTTTTCTGTATCATTTTTTTCTGTATCAACTTCTTCTAAATTATTTAAAACTTCGTTCTTTAGTGAGGACATATTATAATATATTATTGCTGTAATCTGTTTAAGTTTATTTAATTTTATTATAATATTAAAAAAAAATTGATATAAACATTATCATTTAATTAATTGTAACAACCAAAAATAATGACATCAACAAATATAATATATTCGCTTGAAAATATTCATAATATTATTTATCAGGGTTTTAATTATACTTTACCAGACAATACGTTAAAAACTATTTCTGAAATAGCACTTCAGGTCGGTGCGCCAAATTATGTAAAAACACCTGTATTTCAAAAGAAGGAAAATTTTGTAAAAACAGATTTATCATTTCCTTCTTCACAAAAGGAAAGTTTTAAAAGGAAAAAAAATAAAACTACTGAAATTGCTGATGAAAGTGTATGGGAAAATATAAAAAGTTCAACACACGCTTTTCAGTCAGCAAAAAATGAAGATAAGACTGGCATTAATTCTCAAATAGATACCATAAGAATATATTTAAATAAGTTAACAGATAAAAATTATATTGATATACGTAATAAAGTTGTTGATCTTTTCGACCAATTAATCGCAGACAATATAGTGTTTGAAGATTTGTCTCGCATAAGTTGTCTCATATTTGAAATCGCTTCTACCAACAGGTTTTATTCAAAAGTTTATGCTGATCTATACTCAGATTTATACACTAAGTATGAAATCATTAAAACCGTCTTTGACAATAATTTTAACAATTTTACAGACTTGTTTGCTATAATTGAATATGTAGATCCAGATGAAAATTATGATAAATTTTGTGAAATTAATAAAAAGAACGAAAAAAGAAAAGCAATTTCTACTTTTTATATGAATTTATTAGCGAATAAAATTATTTCTGTAGAAAAAATTATGTTAATAACAAAAAATTTATTAGAACAGATTTATAATTTTATTTCACAAGACAATAAGAAAAATGAAGTTGAAGAACTTACTGAAAACATATCTATATTATATAAAAAAGAAATATACGCTAGCTATAAGGGAAAAAATAGTTTTCTTATTGGAGAATATTCATTAAATGAAATTGTTGAAAAAATCGCAAACAGCAAAGTAAAGGATTATAAAAGTTTAACAAATAAATCTTTATTTAAGTTTATGGATATGATTGATATGTAGATAAT